GCGTTTCTTCCAATACTTACGACCCATATCTTCTAGACTTGGATCTTTAAACCAGCCACGCACTTCGTTAAGAATGTTACATGTCTCGCCGTACATTTCCATACATGGAATTTGTACTTGTACTGGACGTGAATCAGTTTGTCCTTTTATACCTGCAAATGGAAGTTTGATAACAAGACGTTCTTTCCAAAAGAAAGTGTTGTCTTGATTGCCATCAGGAAGGAAACGAAGCACTGCGCTTTCGCCTTCTTTAATATTCCAAAACGGGTAAATTGGGTTTGGACCGCTTGGTCCGTTTGAACCGCCACCTTGACGTGACTCTTGCTCTTTTAGTTTAGCTCTAATTTCTGCTAATGATGCCATAGTAATGCCTCCTATAATTTATGCCTATGTGCTTTGTGCCTTTTTAACTTTGTAGCACAGTATTTATAATACTATCAACTACTTAGTATGTCAAGCCTTTTTTAAAGAAAAACTTGAAAAACTTTTAGAGGGCTTTACAGCCCTGCTAATCTTACAATATCTGCTGATTCAGTACTAGCAACTTGGTCTCCCATTGCCATTAACTTTCTTAGCATTTCTTTATCGCCTTTGGCTTTGGCTTGTTTTATTAATTTTTCCCAAGTTTCTCTATTTGGGATTTGTAATGTTTTTGACCACTCGTCGTCGGTAGGTGTTAATGTATCCATAAGTTCTGGATCTCTATAGCCAATTACTTCTGCTACACGACTATTGATACGCTCAATAAACTGTTTTGCAGGATTAATAAACTCCTCACCATAATCTTTTTCTACCATAGTAAGAACTGCTGTTTCACCTTTTGGGAAGTTGCCTGTTGTATAATCAAAATACGAAAGGATAAACTCGCCTAACGGTGTTTTGTCATCTTCTTGTTCGATTTTAATCTTTTCGCCGTCCGGTCCGTCGATCTCATCGCCTTTTTTCTTGCCATTCATTTTGGCTTGACGTACTGCATGTGCAAATGCATTGCCTTCGTCTGCGTCAGTTTCTTTTTCGCTAAATTGACCCATTAACTCTTCAAATGCATCATCTATTGCTTCGTCAGTCGTGCCTGAACGTGTTGTTAGGCCGCCTTTTAACTCTTGATATACGTCTTGTAGTTCATTGTGGAACTTATGTCCAAAGCCACTCTTTCTAATATGATTATACATACACACTCTAGGATCATTTAAACAGCCGTCGATAATACGTCTGATAGCAAAATCATCCATGCCGTTGTCTTGCATAATTTGAGTCATCATATTTAATTGTGCTTCGTATTGTGCCTGACGATCTGCTCTGGCTTGTTGAAAGTCTTGCCACTTACTTTTAATCCAATCAACAATACCTTCGTCTAATTGATCAGGTCCTAGTTCTTCTGCTTTAGTTGCTTCACTTACAAGATTATAAATGTATGGGAAAACATCTTGTAGTTCTTCGTTAAATTGCTTAATAGTAAGTTGATCAATCCAGTTTTCTGCAACATCATTTGGAACATCTTCTAGTACAGGTGCTTCATATGATTCTGCTGCTTCTTTATAAAAACTTTCTTTTTGAAGATTTTGAATTTCTTTTTTAATGTTTGCTGCACGTTCTTTAACAACATCAACATACCCTGCTAGGCTTTCTGCCATTACACTTGAACGCTTCATGTATGAATTAAATTTACGCAACTTTGAAAGTTCTTCTGATAGTCCAGTAATATGTTTACCAAAGTCGTCGTATGGATTACCACCTTCGGCAACATGACGAGCCATTGCTCTTGCACCACTTAAATGCTTGTAAGGATATTTAAATTTTTCACCTTCTGCATTCTCTACAAATATTGCAGATATCTTTTGACTACGTGCAGTAGCACTTTCGGTATTAATTGCCTCAGTGTGTTTAATAGATAGCTTTGCATTACCTATTTTTTGAAAACTTGTTTTGTTTGTTCCATACATTTTTGATTCGTTCATTTGATCTTCCTCAGAGCGATTTGTAGCTAAAAAGTCATAATCTCTTTTGTCTAAATTTGACTTAGTTATATTCCTTGTATCAAAATTTAACATACGTTTCTTACTAAACGTGCGAAGTTCTTTTAAAAAGTTATACCAGTTATCTCTAGTTGCTGAGTCTTCGTTTGCAACAAAATCGTCACCATACATAACACTTAAATTTTCTTCATCAATTGATATACTTACTTGTCCTAAGACTCTATCCGATTCTTTGTATTCAAAATCAAAAAATCTAGCATCAGTTGGTACATTAGTAACTTCACCATCACCATTACCGATAGTAACTCCTGGGAATCTACCTCTAATTTTATTAAAAAGTTCTTCTGCGATATTGTCTAGGTTTTTCATATTAGTATTTATCAATAGTTTGTAGATATGAAGATTGGCATTGGTGCATCATAATCGTCTATGTCTTCTGCTTGATTAAACGTGTCGTATACTCTTGGATCCCAATCTTTAAGAACATCCATCATCCTTATAGCAAGTAATGTTGCACTTACTAAATCGTCTGTCATACCTACTTTAGCTTGAAAACTTGTATTAGTAGCAACAAATCCTTTTAATTCAGATATTAAAGGTTTTGAATGTACAGTCATTCTATCATTTTCAATCATAGTTTTTAAACGACTACACGCTGTAATCTTTGTGCTGTGTGTAGTATTAAACCCTTTACGAAACTTGCGCACATGTCCTTTGCGAATAGGTTCAGACACAAATAGTCCTGGTATATTCTCTTCCCCAAAATCGTTTATAACGATTAGTGCTGCTTCTCCGATACCGTTATTTTCTACACTCCAATATACTCCATTGGGATTATTAGTTTCATTTGCAACATATGTACAAATATCTGACAGTACACGTATTTGTCCTGGTATAGCAGTTGTATTGTGTTGCCATTCTGCAACCTGTTCGTATGTAGGAAGTTCTATGACTTGAATTGCTGCATAGTCGCCGCCTGTACCCATTGATGGATCAAGTGCTACACAATAAGTATACTGACTGGTTGGCTTTTTATACCAACGTGTTTGTCCCATATTAATAATTGGAGACACACCTTCCATTACTGCTAATTTAATACTGTTAATAAGTGTTTCATCAAATACTAAGAATTCGCAGCCGTATTCACGTCTAAATTTTTCTTCACCAATACGTCCAATTTCTGCCACTTTCCATTCTTCGTCACGATCTGGATGTTCTTCCCAACTTGCTCTAAATGCATGAAATCCGTTTACGCCTACTTCTTGTTCGTTACCGTGTTCGTCAAACTTTTGTTCTGCTTGTTTCCAAATAGTAGCAAATGTATCTTCGTCTGAGTTTGGTGTGCTTGTTATAATAGCACGACCACCTGTTGCTAGTGTAGGTGATATTGAAGTCCAAAACTCTTCCGCAATGTTAGGTTGCACAAACGCAAACTCGTCACAGTATAGTAGCGAGATAGACATACCACGTCCTGTGTTGCCTGTTGTTGTTTGTGATACAATACGTGATCCGTTTTCGAACTCAATGCTACCTTTGTTATATGAAGTAACACCTGCTCTAATATGGTCTGGACACATCTCGTATACATATCTAATACGTTGCATAATTTCTTGTGCACCTGTGTATTTGTGTGCGGCAATAAGAATAGTTTGATCTGGATTAAACATAGCATACCAACAAAGATATATTGCGGCACAGGTAGTTTTACCTGTTTGCCTTGGCATCATATTAATATTAAAACGATAACTGTGATACGAATGCATCAAACGTAACTGGTACTCGTATGGCTCAAACAACAATTTACCTTTTACAGGATGTTGAATATAACCAAAATGTTTTGCAAAATACAGATATCCTTCATCGGGATCCATACACAATGCAAGATCTTGTATTTGTTGTTCAGTATATGTTTCTTTTGTATTAGCCTTTTTGGTTAATACACCGTCTAAACTTTTACTCATATTGTATTTAACCAAAAAAATAGGCACTAAAGTGCCTATTGATTCATCTGGGGGGATGTATTATTTTTTACGGCAAGATCCTGGCTCGCCTCTTTTCTTACCCGGAACTTTTTCATAACCGTCCCAGCACTTGTCGTATACTTTACTGTTGCCGTGTGCTTCGTCTACGTCTGAGTCAGTCTTTTTTTTTGACTTGGCTGCGTGTACTGCTTTACGCTGTGCATCGTTAGCATACTTGCCTTCGAGTGCTTTCATTAATTGTTCTTTAATTGATTCAACAGCCATTGCATTATCGCCATCTTGTGCTTTAGCATACATTTTCTTTTGTTTGTTAATACCGCCCGAAAGTGTTTTAGTCATATAATGATGATCTTGGTACTCTGGTGCGCCTTCTGCATCTTCAGGTGCATTTTCAAAATCTTCTTCTTCTTCTTCGGCTTCTTCTACACCCATAATTGCTGCTTTCATTGCAGCCATATCAGGCTCGCCTGTGTTGTGCGAGTCTTTATCAATATGTGCATCGTGTGCCATTGGCATATCTACATGTTGTTCAATACCAGCTGCTTGTTGCATTAGTGAAATTAAATCTGCAACATTGTCTTTTCCTGAAGCAGTAACACTAACTGTAACTGGTTGTTCTTGTGTTGGCGCTGACATCTCTCCCATGCCGCATTCTTGTAATGATTCTAAAATTACTTTCATGTCATTCACATCTTTTGCAGCCGCTGAAGGTTTTTTTCCTTTTTCAGCTGCATCAAAGTTTTTTAGTATGTCTAGCATATTGTTGCTCATTTTTAACTCCCTACAGCACTAGTGCTGTTTTCTGTGTTTTCTATATCTTTGGAATCGCCTGTAGGTACGCCTTCAGTTGGATCGTAACCTCTTTCTTTACGAGCAACTTCTAATTCTTTTAGTAAATCCATTACTCTATTTGTAGCAACTGCTTCTTGTGCGCTTTCGCCGCCCATATCATCTTCACCAATAATTGGCTTATATTCTGTATCTTCTTTTTCTTGTTGTTCGAGCTCAACAGGTTCGCCTGGAACTCTTACATTCAAGTGTGTATGATCAATACAGCAACAGTCAACAAGATAACGTTCTAGTATATGTCCGACTGTTGGATAGCTTACTTCTGCTTCAAACGTATGCACTTCCATATTTTGTAATTGTGGAAAATCCATTGGTGTTTCTTGAATAGGTGTTCTCTTTGGACCGTTAAAGCTAACCAAGTCAAACTTTTCTAATGCAGTTTTCATTGTGCTTTCGCAGCCTTCAGGTAAATCACCTGCAACTCTAATAATAAAGTTATAAGTCTTTTTAGATTCTGTTAAAATTTCACTAAATTTACGCATGTTGGTTTTCCTATTATATGTTATTTATCCTTATCTAGGCCTTTTAACCTTTCTAAGAGACTGTTTCTGTCAGTAACAACATAACCTTCACCGTTTATCATGCCTTCATCACCCGGTGAAGAATCGTTATCTAATTTTTGTTTTTTAAGTTGCAATTCTATCATTTTTAATTTTTTATCCATTTTTGCAACTTTAGCATCTAGACTAGTTTTAAGCATTGTGCCTGCAACTTCCATAATTCTACCAGCATAACGACTTTCAACATTCATGCCTAAGTCCATCAAGTCATCATATGCAGTCATTGCTTTGTCTGCAACTTCGTTTAATTCTTTGTCTGCCATATCGCCCAAGCCTTTCACAGCTGGTAAAGCACTGGCAATTTTATCAAACTCGGCAATGTCACGGAACGTTTGTTCTTGTTGTTCTAATTCGTACTGTTTTTGATCTTTTTCTTTTTCTTCTGCTTTATCAATAATATTTTTATTTTCAGGCAAATTTAAAAGTTCTTCTAATTTTTTAGTCATTGTGTCACCATTATATGCTAGTATTATTTATCGCCTGCGGCCTCCTTGGTGAAACATATCGCCTTCGTTTATAATTCTAAAAATTATTCCCTTTTGTTTACACCATGCTCTTGCTGATTCCCATTTTGCTTGATTAATAACATAATGAGCTTGGTTAGCTCTACTACGACCTAGTTTTTCTCTTACGGTTTGGTTTGATGGCTTAACTTCTATTAATTCGACTCGTTGTTTACCATTTTTGTCTGCATATACAATAAAAAAGTCTGGAACATAAATTGTATGTTTTCCTGTTAATGGATTTCTATATGGTATGCGTATCGCTTCCGAAGCCCATTGACTAACACTTGGATGTGCATCACAAAACTTCATAAATGTAAATTCCCAACTACTTCTATAAGTTGGTGTTTTATTACCTACATATTTTTCAGGGTTTTGTGGTGTAAATTTTCCTTGTGCAAACTTAGCCATTTCTTCTCAACTGCAATCCATTCTTAAACACAAAACTACCTCTTACACTAAGTGTTTTTTCTAGAGGAGTTGTGATTGGTATATTAGCATTGTATATAACCCTAGCAGGGCCACCATTCAAGCTATTTAGATCCGACCATGCTGTGTCTTCTGGACCGGTTGGATCACTACCTATATAGAAATTAGTTGACGATTGTGTTTGTACTTCGGATTGTATCCAACTACGTAAGTCTTCGTAAGTCCAATTTCTATTATATTGAATTACAGTTGATAAAAATCCTGCTGCTACTGGACATGCTGCTGATGTTCCACCGAATCGAGTATCTCTACAATCCTGTGTTCCTAAGTCAGTATAATTATCGTCTAGTCTTGCTGTATCTACACCGTATGTACCTACTGTAGCTGCTAGTGTGCCATCTGCTGGAGCATAAAAATCTATAGCATTACCCATATCACTGTAATTGACTTTTTGTTCTTTACTCGATGGTATTAGATCATCTAATGCGCCGATGTTTATACCTGGAAACTTAACTGTAGTGTTTCCTTGAAAGGTAAGACTTTCTGTCTTACCTATATGTTGAGGGAATCCTCGTCTGTTAGTAGTTCCAGTTACTGCAAACCCAAAACTAAACCAAGCATTGTCGTATACTCCTTCATTGGTATTGTCTCCGATATGATTGTCGTAATTAGGATGGTCTGGGTTTACTTGTTGCTGATTACTATTGCCTGCGGCACAAACATATATAACACCTTCGTCAACTAATTCTTTAGCTGCTTGTGTCATTGAATTATCATACATTTCAGACTTCCAACGTCCGCCGTCGCCGGCTGATCCTAAATATCTTATAAATTCTGGTTCGGTAGTATATGCAACTGCTGGATCATTTCTCCAAAAATAATAACTAGCCGATTTATCAACTCTAAATCCCCAACTATTAGAACTTATTGTAGGATCTTTTGTTCCATATTTAGGATTAATAGGTTTATACTTGTGAAATATTTTTTGTATATCAAATCCTACATCCCAGTCTACTCTGCCGCCGCCGATATGATTAAGATGCCACTTGTTAGCATTATATGCCCAACCTTGAGTTCTACCATATGTTAAACCTGCACATTGGGTTCCATGAGTTCCAGATGCAGTAGTAGGATATGAATTATTGTTACCGTTATTACCTGTACGAGTATATAGGTTTTCTATTTGTATTGATCCAAATTCTGCAAACTGCGGAGAACGTTGATTTGTTTGTTCCCACCATGCTCGTGCTGCTGTTTCGGTTGGAACAATAGTGCCGTCCCAACGAGTTTCTAATCTAGTTGGATCAGCATCAAACCATTCTGGATCAATATAGTACGGAGAATCAAATACAATATCGAGTAAATCACAGTAGCCATTTCCAGGCAATACATTTCCGCCTTTATAATTTACAGGATTAACAGCATTTGTAACTCCTCTGTTAATAAATTCTACATGACCAAACCAACATCCGTTATCGCAAACAATAACATCAACATCTTCTCCTGCACCGTGTGTAGGTATAGCACTATCTATAATAGTGCTATCGTTATTACCATTTTGTAACCACGGACTGACTTTTTCTGTTAGTCTTAATAACTGACTGGTATTTCTATTTAATGCGTTAGTATTAAAATTTCCATTACCGTACCATATTTGAGCGTTTTCGTATGCTTGTTCATAACGTTGATATATTGTTGGATTTTCAAAAAGTAAGTCGTCTTCTGGAACATTATACAAATCTTTGTTATGTTTAAAATCTAAATTAATAAATTGTATTCTTGAATCGTTTTTTAATAATTCTGCTTCTTCATCAGTTAATAAAAATATTCCTCTAGTTGGACTATGTTCTACATGATCTGTACACTCAACTTCTCTTACCGGAATAGCTTCTATTGAAGATCCAGGATTACACAATTCATTGTGTACTTCATTAAATTGCTCTGCTGTATGTGTTCCTATAGCATAATAGTTTTCTGACATAATGTTTCCTTATACTATTGGGCTTGTATCTAATCTTAACCAAGTACCGTTTTGATAAACTTGGAACCTATTGTCATCTGTGTTATAGATCATATCTCCGTTTTCAGCAGTTAGTGCATCTCTTTGTGCGTTTGTAAAATTTGCAAGTTTAAATGGACTTTGTGTTACTTCAACTCTTGTACTAGCTGTTAGTAAAATGTTAGATTCTGAAAACAATTCAGGAGCACCTGTACCTGCTGTTGTTATTTCGCCATTCACTGTAAATTTGTTGTTAACAACTAAATCATTTTCAACAGTTAAATCGCTACTCATAATCATAGAAGGAGTAACTGTAATTGCACTAGAATCGTCTGTATCAATTACACTTGCAGCAAAACTAAAATTACCTACAGTATCGCCTACAATACCCGATAAGTCAACAGTATTGCCGTTACTAATTGATAAATCAGTTCCTGCTAATGTAAGTGTTTGACTGTCTGTTTCTGAAGTAATAAATCCTTGACTTAACACAAATGATTGTGTTGCAAAAGATGACAAATCTCCCGGAGTTAGATATCCTTGTCCCGTTACAAATGATTGTGTTGCAAATCCTTGACCTAACACAAACGATTCTGTTGCAAAGTTTGGTTTGTTAATTAAGTCGTTATAATCGCCGCTAAAGCCTGCTAGTAAGTTGTCAGTGTCTTCTAATTCGTTAACGTCACCTGGAATAACAGGACGTCCTGTTAAACTAAAATAATCTCCATCAAACGCTTCTGCTGCTAATTGAAATACACTTAAATCAGGAGTATCTGTTAAATCGTTATAGCTTCCGCTAAACAAAACAGGTAAATCAGACAAATCATTATAACTTCCTGCCGGCGGTACTGCAAATGAAAAATTCCCAAAGCCGTCTGTTTTTAAAAACTGTCCTGCTAATCCGTCGGATATTCCTAAATTTAATATACTAGTCGGAATTGTTGGACGATTTTCTAAATCATCAAATGATCCTGAAAACGCTGATGCAGACAATGGTGAATTATAGTTAGAAGGAGTAACTTCAGAGGTATCTAGTAGTAGTTTGTGCCAGCCACCGGCATGAGCAAAATATAATGCACCTTCATCATGCACATGCATTATCATACCCATGTAAGTAGATGGAGAAATACTATTTAAATCGCTACGTGTTTCTACGGTATTTCTATAATAAATTTTATTAGATCCAAAATCTATGTCATCTGACAATAGTGTAGATCCATTACCTATTGTATTGTATATTTCATCAAAATTAAGGTTAATTTTATTTGATGCATTTCTTAAAGAATCTCCAGATCCATCGTTTGGATTAACCCCTCTATTAAGTATTTCTTTAGCCATTGTGCTATTCTCCGTCTATAGTTACTAGCTCGCTATCCAACGTAGTTTCTGTACTACTAAGATCTTTATCACTTGTAATTTCATCAGTTGTAAAATTAATTGGATTGCCTTCGATTATATTTCTAGATTCAAATGTTGCTATTCTTCGTTCTTTTCGATAACCTATAACACTAGTTCTTTTTCTATCATAATTTAAAATTTCAGCAACTACAGAACTTAACTGTGTTCCGCTATACTTTTTAAGCGTATCTAACAATTTAAAAATTTTTATATTTTCATTTTTTGCTTGTTGTAATAAAACATTACTAACTGCTATTGCTGCTGATCTTTCAAAACCTTGTGTTTCAAAAAATGCAACAACAGTATTTAGATCATTGTCTGCTAAGTTTAATACTCTAGAATAATAAGTGTCAAAATACAAATTAGTTCTAGCATCAGTTTTTTTAGATATGTTTATTGGTAAACTACTACTCATTGTCTTGTACCTTCTAAGACTTCTTTTCTGTATGCTTCTTTTTCTGTTTCAGGAAGTGCATTCCAAGCACTAATTAAATCATTTATTCCATTACCACCAGTGCTTAAGAAAGTACCTTTAAATTGTTGTATTGCTAACGAATCTAATTTTGCAGGATTATTTTGTAATGATTGCGCTGTTACATTTACATTTCTGGCTGCTGTACTATTTGTTGTAATTGTAGTCGGTGAAGAAGATACAATGTTTTGTGCGCCATCGGCACCTTGTGTTTTAGGTATAATTATATCACTTATACCTCCAATGTCGTCTGTATTTGTTACTGTAGAAATGCTACTAAGCAAAGGATTGCTTACTGATGTCGGAAACGTATTAGTCCCTTCTGTTCTATTACCAATATTAGTTTCAAATGAAGCAGGCGGTGTTCTAACTGATACATCATTTGGATCTAATTGTGTTGTTGTATTAATATTAGCTAGTGGACTTGGAAAAGAGTCGTAGTGTGCAAATCCAAATGCTATAGGATCGCCATCGGGTCCTACTTGAACAGTACCTCTACTATAATGCACTGCTTCGTATTGTACTGTAATAGTATTTTGCATCATGCCGCTGCCATCGGAATTATCAACAGAATCATGTTCCCAATTTGTAATAATCGGATTTACTAATGTGTAAGTTGTGTATTGAGTTCTTGCAATTTGAGATAACTGTATTCTTTTAAAAAACGGAACACTTAAATTATTATCTAATCCAAAACGAAATTGGTTTCTTTCTCTGCTCTTATAAGTGTTATCTCCGTCGCCTGCTTTGTTAAATGCTCCAGGCTGACTAGCATGCCAGCCGTCTGCGTAATACCATCTATAATATGCTTCTAACAAAGCAGTAGTAACACCGTGATTATCGTCATGAAATGTAAGTGTTATTGGCTGATATTGAATACTTGTTTGAATATGCTTAGTTCTATTATATTTCTTTTTAGTTTCAACATTTGCTGTAAATCTAGGCAAATCTGCTTGTTTAACTAGTAGTCCTATTTCAGTATTATATTTCTCTATTAATCCTGGATTAATATCTTTAACCCCAGGATCGATTCCAAACCAACAATGATAAAGAAACTTTGTTTTAGGAGCAAATTTAAAATTTTGATTTGTATATAATCTAGCCGCATGGTTGTAATCAAGCAATGTAATGCCGTCTTGTTTTCCTCCAAGGCTATCTCGAAAAGCGTTAGTACTCATACAAATATTTATCTAATATTATTATGTATGTAGATAATAAAAAAGGAGCTCTAAGAGCCCCTTTTTAAATAAAGATATTTTTATGCGCCGCCGCCGGTAATTAAACTACCGCTGCCCCTCGGTACAGCAACACCAATACCACCATCAGCATCTGTTTGGATTGCGTTGTCGTATTGGACTTCTAATGTAACTGTAACTGGTTCATTATTTTGATATGCTAGTGTGTTGTAGTTAGCATTTGTAATAAAGCATCCGTATAGTTCAAATGTTTCAAGTACATTTGGTGTATAAACTCCGTTACCACCATCTAAGATTTCAATACGTGTTGTAAATTTATAATCTTGTCCTGAAACCGGGCTTGACTGCTCCATAAAGTCGAATTGTTTCTGTAGCTGTTCGCCAACAAGTTTTTGTACAGCATTGTTCACGTCTTCACGTAAGTTTAGTGTAATCGGTGACCATGTGTGCTTACCTGCTAAGTATGCTTTTGAGTTATACGCATGTATTTCCATTGGCTCAAATGCAACTGTCGGACGAGTTACGTCAACAACTTGTTTTGTAAGTTCCGTTGTTGGTGTTGAAACTCCAAAGTTTTCCAGCGACACCCTAAAGCGGTACTGGAGCTTCGGCATCAACAGACCCTGGCTAGCGGCACTGTCGCCGCTTGCTAGTGGAACTGTAATTTTTGATAATGATGAGATTGCCATTTAATTTGCTCCTAGTTCAATAGTATTTATCATTACGCTTCACCACTTATTTCGCCTGTATTTTTCAAGCGTAGTGGAATGTAGATAAACTCAATACTCTTAACAGGTTCAATAGCAATGTCTACATATAGTTCATTACGATCAATTCTTGCTGGAGTGTTGTTAGTTTCATCGCACACAACTAAGAAGTCAAATAGTGCTCTTTGGCCAACAAGTTCAAGTAGTAAACTTTCAACTTGTCCTTTGATTTCATCACGTGTGATTTTATCATTTGGTTCAAAGATATATGGCTTCGCAAGTTGATTAAGTTGGCTACGTAAATAAACTACTAATCTTGCAACGTTAATTCTGTCTAGCGAACTTGCGCCTCTAGCACGAGTTTTCTGTCCAAAGTTAACAAGTCCTGCACCTGTAATAAACGTAATTGGGTTTACACCTTGTGCATATAATGTATCTCTTTGTCCTTCATTTAGTGGTGTGCTTACAAATTCTCCTTCGCTGTTAATAAAGCCAGTTGAACTTGCATTGTTAATGCCGCCACGTCTTGTACCTGCTGGTGCAAACCATGGATAGCTAACTTGGTCACTTAGTGCAATAGTTCTTAGCATCATGTGGCTTGGCGGAACAACAACATTGTTACCAAAGTTGTCGCTTGTAAAGCCCCATGGATAAAACACACCTAAATATTCGTCATTAGTAACAAGACCATCGTCATTGTCTTCTACTGCTGCACGAACGTTTGTTGCCCATTCATTTAATGAAGTAGCATCTGGTGTTAATCTTGCTGGCGAATCGCCAACTACAAATGCTGTTAATCCTCTATCAGCGTTAAGTGTTACTAGTTCGCCAATTAGTTCTGGATAACCTGGGCAAGATATTAAGTTAAATCTACGTGCATCTTCGTTGCGTATTTCGTCGTTTGAATTAACAACTGCTTGTAGTTTTTGTACAACAACTTTACGCTGTGCGTTGCGCCCAAAGCTGCCTGAACCATCTACATTGTTTGCACTTTCAGTTACCCAACGATCAGCAGCATAGTTTACCATCGATTCGTCACCAAAGCGTAAGTTAACGTCTGTTGTATCAACATAATTCTTTTCGAAACGCTTAACATTAAATCCACTTCTGCGTGTATTGAATAGCAATGTTCCGCTTGGATACAATGCTGGATCTGGACAATCAGGATCTACATAATTTACTGCAAGCAAATCTGTAATATCTGCTGCTGTGTTTCCTGTTGCTCCACTTGACCCATAACGTGCATCTGCAAAAACAATACCGTTTTCTGTTGTTTGATCACCGTTGTCTACTAAAATCCAACGATCAGTACTTTTACGATATTTGTAAATTACTGGATAGTTTTCTAAGTCTGAAGTGTCAATCCATAAATCGCCTTCTACTAATGCACTACTACCATCTGATTGTGTAGTTGGTTGTGATGCACTTACAATAGGCCCGTTAGCATCTGTGCTATTGCTTAATGAATAAACTGGGCTGTCCGGATGTCTATATCCAACCCATTTGTTACCGTCATTGATCATAATGTCAACTTCATCAACAATTGAGTTATACCATAGTGTTCCTGTTTCGGCAGTATTTGTTGGTTCGTTTTCTGATGCTGTGTAACTTAGTACTTCCCAATTACTTACTCTGTACTGAACAGGATTACCTAATGAATTATCAATTCCTGGTTCGTCTGATACAAAGCGTGTTGAAGTACTAATACCTAATGCAGTAAGCATTGGCGCAAAACTACTTGCAACATCAACAAATTTCATTTCGCCGCCTTGGCTATGTTTAATAACAACTGCATTGTTTTCATCAACTGATGCACTTACATACGGAATGTTTGCACTTGTAATTGCTGCTGCAATAGCAATAGCAGTATCAGCTGCTGTTGACTGTGCTTCAACTTCAATTAGTCCTGGAACATCGCTGCTGAACACTGCTGAACCTGGTGAAGTTGCAGTAATTAACATTTTGTAAGTTTCACCATCTGTGAAGTTTGATAGTGTAATTGGTTGTGAAGAAACTTGAGTATTTCCAACTGTGCCTCTTTTAAATATTTTAAATGTACCTAACGGATCACTGTCTCCTGCAACATTTGATTGTACATATAAATCACCTATTTGTAAATTTGATCCGCCACCTGTTCTGTCTAGTTCAACTAGAGCAGATTCATTTGTTGGATAAATCGGTGCTTCAATAGAATCCCATAATTTAGTATCGTCATTCCATTGTCTAACTCTCCAGCGAGCACCACCGTTTGGTGTAGTTGTTTTAAGCCATACACTTCCTGTTGGACGGCCATTATATGCAGTTCCTACTTTAAATGTGTCTGGAATTTGTGTGTGCTTACTAATTTGTACTGCTGGAATTAAATAAGTTCCTGCATCAATATTTAAGAACTCTAAAACCGCTGTAGATGCATTTGAACCTGCTGCAAACTCTAATGATGTTGTTGAACTACCATCATTGTAAAATGCAATCTCTCCGCTTATTACGGCTGCTCTTATACCCGGAATTGATAGTCCGTTAATTGTTGCTGCTATGTCTGTAACAGTTTCGCCAGTAGTAACAGTAATAACAGTTCCATTTAATACAAAAACGTCTGAGCCTTCATCTGTTGAATCGTCGCCAAATGTTGTACTTGTTTTGCTACTAACTACAGTTGGAACGGCATCCTTCCAAGCAGTTGAACCTAGCTCAACCCAACCTGCGCTTGCTCTATACCAAACTTTGTTAAGAGTAGTTACAGCAACGACTGCATAATCTCCAACTGAGCCAATTGAGCCTAGTGGTGTATAATCTTCGTTTTCGTAATCTATAACGTCTGATTGACTTGTAATAACAATAGGTGTTTGTGTTGTAAATGATTGTCCGCCTGTTATAGTTTCACTTGCATTATTCCATTCCTGGATACCAAATGCACTTGAACCAGTATCTAACCAATATGTTCCTGCATCTGGAAATGCTGTTGGAACTGATGATTGAGGAACTAGTTGTTTTAAGTCTATGTCGGCTCTTACAACCCATGCTCTGTTGCTTACACCTAAATATGAATAAGCTGCTTGTAATCCGTATTCACTTAATTCTGAACCGTGAATTGGATTATTGCTTGCATCAATTTGGAAAACTGGGTCGCCAAATGTTTCAGCTAGGTCACGTTGCGATGTCATTAAATAAGGCTTACCGGCATTTTCTGCTAGTGTACCTATCGCTGTTCCTGATCCTGAAGCATTTAGTTTGTTCTCTTGCGATGCAACAAAAATTACTGGTACAGTTCCTGGTTCAGCGGGAGTGTAAAAACTCTCGTCTACTACGCTAACCTGTACACCTGGTGATACTAATGCCATTTTAATCTCCTGTTGGATAGTGTATTGTTTATTACATGTATTTACCAATTAAAAGAAAAAACTCTGTGCAAATACCCCCGAAAAAGGGACCGAAAAGGTGAGGTAAATACAGTATGCGACCATTATGTAAATGCGGACAGCGTCCGGCAGCTATAAATTATAAAAAAGGAAACAAAATTTACTATCGTAAATTGTGTGAGACGTGCCTACGCAACGGATTAGGACACGGAATACCAAAATGGAAGCAAGCAGGATATATTAAAAAAGATACTTGTGAAAAATGTGGTTATACAAGCAAGCATCAAGAACAGTTTAACGTGTTTCATATTGACGGCAACTTAGAAAATTGCCGTCCTAGCAATTTAAAAACAGTGTGTGCTAACTGTCAACGTATTCTGCAAAAAACTGGGGTGCAGTGGAAACAGGGAGACTTAATCCCTGATTTTTAAAAATAGTACGCATTAGCATTGCTACATTCTTTTCTAGACGCTTTAGATCGCCGTTGTTGTCAATTGTGTAATCACACATCCATTGTTCAATTGTCATTGAATTGTTATCTTCATGCGGCAAGTGGTCTGAACGATCTACCCAAATAGCATAATCAAAAATTTCTTCGTTTTGCATTGCAAAAAATTCACGTTTGTTGCGAAGTCCGCAGTATATGTCATGTTCTGCAAATAAATTACGTCCTAGTCTAGCAAGATCATCTTTACAATAATCATGTATCATGTCATACCATAGTTTACGATGATTGTGCCTATCTGCATAACATTCTTCTTCGTCAGTATAACTGTACTTGTCTTTTAATTCATCAAAAATAAACAATTCACTACAAAATTTAGAACTAGACTGAAATGAATATCCGTAAAGTTCTAGCATTTCGCAAACAGTGTCTTTGCCGTGTCTGCCGTGTCCTACAACAAGTAGTTTAGGTAACATTAATTAATCTCCACATAGTATAATTTTATTATATGTTATTAATGATATTTTGTCAACCTATATTACCACTTAGCAACACTTTTCAACCGTTTTTGTGAACGAATAGCATCCATAATACGAAGTATTTGTTTCTTTTTATTGCCAGGGCGATCATAATGATTTTTTGATGCCCAAGTTTGATCTGCTTCTAGTTGTTCAGCAAACTTTTCACCTAACAACTTTTCTAAGTACGATAAGTCCTCATTACTTAGGTCTTGTATCTTCCGTGAAACCATTCTGTCTATCTCTCCATGCTTGTTCGAACTGTTCTGCATAGTCGTACAAAGGTGCACCATTGCAACCGTCATACCATAGACGTTTGAAATAACCTTCTGCACTTGCTACTACTGTTTCTGGGGTGGCGTCAAGGTGGCCCTTGACCATGTAAAATAATCTGTACTCTTCTTTAAGATCATTTCTTAACATACAGTATTTACATTACTGTTACATTTAGTGCGCTAACATTGGGGTATTTTTAGCCGATTGTAAATCCGTAACCTACGCCACCAGCAACTTGCTGAATTACATCTTGCTCTAGTTTTTCCATTTCTTGCATTGCTTCATTTTTAAGATCATTACCATTAAGGGTTGACCCACCT